TTCCGTATTTACCTTTATTGTAACGGTTCCATAGGAAAAAAGCCAGTGAAACTTCAAACGCCTTGTTCCCCTTCAGTTATTCTCGACTTTGACGGGACCCTGCTGTAAAATGTATTTTATTAAACTTAGGGACATTGTATCATTAAAAATAAATGTGCAAGGAGTGAACGGATATGAGCAAGTGCAAAAGAATCCCTGCGGACATTCCGAGGGTGACTTACACTGTGCCCGAAATTGCTGCGTTGATGGGAATTAACTTGGTTAAGGCATACGAACTGACGCGCCAGCCAACCTTCCCGGCGATTAGACTGGGGAACAGGATTATAGTTCCCAAGGGGGCGTTTCACCGTTGGCTTGAGCAGACAGCGTTTGATGCTGAATCAAGCGGCACAGTTTAAAAACACGGACGCCTCAAAGCCGGGGGTGGTCCAGGGTTTAGTAAACTACCCCCGGTATAGGCGGCGGCAGCACTTCTGAGAAGTCAATCCCCTCTGCGATGAGGTCTGATGTTTTATCCCCTTGCCGCCGGTATTTTTGAACCCATGCGGAGCACCAGAGGTATAAAGAATATTTGTCCTGGTTGGGGTTAATCTCCTTGAGGTCCATAGTGCGCGGGTCAAGGCCGGTCACCTTATCTTTGTGAAAGCTTTTGGCGAAGCCGTCAGCCGCAGCCCGCTTGGACTCGGTTATGCTGACCCCGCCACGCTCGCGCCAGACCAGTTCGGCATACATCTGTTTGCCAAGCATTAACGTGCATTTTGGCACTACGCTAACCTCTTCTCTCTTTTTTTTCGCTTTCTCCCGGGGTTCAGCTTGCTTCTCCTGGTGCTCATCAATTATCCTGCGCACAACCTCTGAAACAGGTATCCCTTTCTTTTCTGAGATAGATTGCAAATATGCCACGTTGTTTTCCGAAAAAGAAACCAGCTTTTTAATCATGATAAACCCTCCCCTAGATATTTTGCATATCTATCATATATCTAAAGGATATGTTTTGTCAATTATATTTTTGTGAATCCCAAGTTTACAACAGACCCATCATCAGCGCATAGATCAAACGGAAGTGGCTCGGGTCCATAGCATAGAAATCCGAAGGATTCTGCTGCATGTATTGCAGCCCCATCGAGATAACCTCCGTCCCAAACGGCGATGCCGCTTTCTCCCAAGGGTAAACCCTGCCCACGTAGTGCTCGATGAATGTGCTTTTATACCCGACTTCGTTTGTGCCCTGGTATATCGTCGTCAGCGATTCGCCTTTTCTTCTTTTGTTGAAAAAAGCCTTTGTTACGCGCTTCTGTTTATCGCTGCCGTAATAGTGCAGGTGGTGTCCGTACTCATGCACAAATGTTTTTTTACTTCCCGACCACATGATGAATTTGTCCTTGCGTTTATAATAATCTCTTACGCCGGCATCATAGTGTATCTTCTTTACCCCAGCTGCCTTGCGCAGAACATCCGGGTGCACCCGCTGGGCCAGCCAATCGGCGGCGCTATTCAAACCTCCCTGAGCACGAGCATCTACACTTGTTAAATTGGACAGTTTTTTCAGATGTGTGCCTGTCACGAATTTCGGAGCTTTGCTCACGTCATACCTTGGCAACAGTCCCTCAATTGAGCCACCGTTGGCAAGGTGCTGCTGCACGCCAGCCTCTATGTCGTCCTGGATTATCCGGTGCCAGGCGATATGTTTGTCTTTGCCTTCGACCGCATCCATCTTCGCCTTCAGGTCCTCGGCGAACATGTCATCGGTGATGTCATACGCCGCATCCGGATCCTGGATGTCTACCAGATCCTCCGGGTAGAAGTAGTCTTTGTTGATGGGTGGACGCATGCCTTCAGGGATAAAAAAAGGTACGGCGCGGCATCGACAGTTGATAAATTCCTCCAGCGGCCCGCTCCGGTCACCAGGATACTCCAGACCATTGCTGAACCGTTCTCCCAGTTTCACGATCTGCCCGTGCATCTCCACGTGGTTAGCATCTTCGGTCTCCCGGACGCGCTCGTCCTCGGCAGTCCACCACTGGTGATACTCTATGCCCAGCTCCTTCTCGGTGAGATATGCCCCGGCATTTTGGAAGCTGTTGATCTCTGTGCGCGCTATCCTCCGCAGCTCCCAGTCCTTCATGCCCTGAAACTGATGTTGCAGGCTGTCCGCCGCTTCCCGGATACCAAGCCCCGCCTCGTAGGACTTGGCTAAATTACCCATTACGTCCCCAACCATACGTTCGATGGTGCGGTCAGAGGCCACAAACACGTGCTCCATTAACAGCTGTTTGGTGTGCGCCGCGAACTCGTCGAACTTGACACGTCCCGGCAGCGTCTGAAGTATCTCCTCCCTTCCGTAAAGCGCCGCTTCTTCAACACCATGGGCCAATATGCCGGCGTATTTGTCTTTGGCGTTATTTATATGGCTTGCTATTTGCCTTCTGGCCGCGTCGGTGGCCGGCAATCTTCCCTGCTTTACAAGTTCATCCAGTGTATCATCGAATACCTTGCCGAAGAGTCCTTTGAGTTTTCTCTCCAGCTTCTCCTCCGCCGCTATGGTCCAGGCCGGCTGCTTCTTGCAGGCCGCAATTATACTCATTCCCTCCGCTACCACTATGGCCATGTCCAGCGCTACCAGCGCCTTGCGCATACTTACCAGTCCTCCAGGAGATCGCTTAAGCTTCCGTCGCCGACATCTTTCAGCGCAATATCAACGAGTTTGTCCCTCATGCGCTTTAGGGCATCCATCACTTCATCAGGGTTTACTGCCCCCCGCTCCAAGGTCACGGCTTGGTTGTTCACGTACCGGGCGTTTAAGGCCGGGTGGTCTTCCTCCTGCAAGCCGAACCGGTCCGCGAAGTAACGGGCAATGCCGTTCGGACTTACACCCCCCATAGCGAAGATCTTCTCAATCATCTCCATGTCGTGCTTTTCGTCGGTGGTGTCAATCTCGTTGAGTTCCCACCACCAGTCCGTTACGCCAAGGCCCTGGTCCGCACTCTGGCCGAGGACCCATTTGTTGATGAGTTCCTCTAAGTTGTCCTGCCGCGGCTCGATGATCGATACCTTGTAGATCTCCGTGGACTCCGCTGCGGTATTGCCGCTTAAGCTGCCGATCTCCGCGATACCCATTCGGTAAGGAGGCACGCCATGCGCCGCCAGAATCTCATCGCGGTTGTCTTTCCGGTATAGGCGAAAGGACGCTTCCTTGACATCCACCGACAAGGGCTTGAACTGGACCTGGATTTTGTTTTCCGCATCCCCTTCCATGGTCGGAATGGTCAGGATGAGCGTTGAGTGCGGTCTTCGGGCCAGCTCCTCGAAGTGTTTCTCGATGACCTTCTCCAGCTCGTTCTTCCCATCTGCGCCCTCAGGTCCGGGGTCAAAGTTGCCGGTGATAAATACGGCATACGCCGGAACACCGAAGTTATCGAAGAAGGCAATATTATAGTCGCGTCTTGCCACATCGCCGTGCATGGCCCCCAGTGCCGGGATGAAGTCCGGCAGGCCGTAGAAGTCAGACCGGGGAGTGTAATTGACCAGCCATATAATTTCCGTGGCCCTGCGCTCCTCCTGGACCCCGCCCGGCTCCCGCTCCTGACCGGTGTCCATATCCACGTCTTTTGCATAGCCAACAGCCTTAAACCAGCGTTCCTTCGTGCCCCGGATCTGGCAGAACTTACTGCCATCCTTGTGGATACGCATGGTGTGCGATGGCACGTGGTTCAGCAACACCGGCTTGCCGTCGTGCCTGTATCCTTCGCGCACCAGCTCCATAGCCGCGTACCCCACGGCCTCGAAGTCCATCATCGTGCGGTCCAGCGTAATAGCAATCGGTGTGCCCTGGCTGCGGAAGAACTCGTCTGCGATTTTCTTCTGATCCTCGCTTGGCTTGTCCATTATGGGCACCAACTTCCAGCCCAGGCCTGCCGTTTCCCGCGCCTTTGTCCGGCAGGCACGACAGTGATATGTGTTAAGCTCAAGCGCCCTGGCCAAGGCCTCGGGGTTATATAGCGGCTGCACCAGACCGCGCGTACCATAGACCTCGGAGAAGGTATCCACCGGCAGCTTGCGGGACGCCTCAACGTCTGCGCCCTTTAAAGCATAATTATTAAGCACATCCTGCCGGATGAACCGGCCGAATTCGGTTACAACCCCAAAGGGCTTGGGCATGCCTAATTCCCCCCTAAACTTTTGGCTCTTACTGCGGCGGGCGTGACCGCATGATTAAAGTGCTCAAATGCACCCGACAAGGCATCCACCTGATCATCGTGTGCTCCCTGATCGAATATCTCTAACTCATCCAGAAAGGCAGCGTTCCAGCGCCCTCGCACCAACTTGACATTGCCCGCCTCGGCCTGCGAACTAACCGGGCCTGCCCTGACCCGCTTATTTCCGCTTGGTCTCCTTGGCCGGAAATTGTATCCAGACAAAACTTTGCGCCGGTAGTAGTCTATTACCGTCTTTCCAGACGCGCCAGGTTCCTGCTCCATCTCTATAGATACAGCCCGACCGTCAAGTTCCGCAGTCTGTTTGATTAAGCTCTCTACCGCCTGCGGTGTTCCCCGGATACGTTTTACGTCTATGACGTAGTAAATGCCCTCCGACGTTCTGGCCATCAGCAAGCCGACCGTCCAGTCTGGATCAGATCCCGCTCTTTCCGACGCTGCCAAATCCCAATATCTGGCCATCGGGATGCCCCGCGGGTACTCGTCCACGATATAAAACCACTCTCTGCGGAAAATGCCGCCCATTGGCCTGACATGCCAGTCTCCGTTGAGTAATTGCTCTCGTGTCACTGGATCAAGCTCCATCAGACTTTGGATATATTCCTCGCGGTCCAGGTAAGGGTTATCCTCCAGCCTAGCCGGGATAAAAGCCTTGACACCGTGCACAAACCTGGCAGCCACCCACTCATGGCCAATATCGCCGGGGTTAGTGCCCGCCCGCATCCGGATCGGTATCTTCACCCCTTTAAGCCTCCGTAGTCGGGAAAAGAGGAATCTATATTGCGTCTCCGAAAACTGAGTTAACTCGTCGAACCCGATAAACTGAAACTCCGCACTCTTATATCGGAACTTGTCACTCTCAGTCTCTAGATACCCAAAGGTTATTGTGGCACCGCTAGGGAAGTGCCATGTCTTGGTTTTATCGTCCCACCTCGCGGGCGTTCCTGACCACCAATCCTTTGCCCTGTCCATCAGTGCGCCTGGCAACGACAGGTCTGTATAGTTTTTCCGCAACAGCAGAGCGGAGTATCCGGGGACTTCAACATATTGTGCTGCTGCCATAAGCAATGCTTCGCTTTTTCCGCCCCCAGCGGCTCCGCCGAAAAGCACCTCCTTGTCAGGCATAAGCAGAAACTTTGCCTGCTTTGTTGTCGGTTCAGTCGGTATCCACTGGTTCTCCAGCACCGTCGTTATCAGTAGAGCTTTCAGATACTTCGTAGATCGCGTTTGCATATTTTTCGATACGCTCAAACAAATCACCACTACCCCCGCTGTGGTGCAATGCTATCTTTTCAGGTGCCCTTGAAACAACTCCCATGCTCTGCAGCAGCTTGTAGTGCCGTTCCTCATCTGCTGACACGTCATTGATGATGCTTGCTTTGACCCTAGCTTCCTTAGCATTTGCGTACTCCTGCCAACGCAGCATCTGGCGTTCATGATAGTTCATCGTGATTTCCCAAAGCGTCCGCTCCACCGTCTGCTTAAGGTCATCTCTGGCTACCAGGTTATTACGCTCAATAATTGCCTTAATGTCACGCTCAACGGTCTTTATGCTTACGCCGAGTACTTGGCTGATTTGTTCTATCGGCCATCTCTTGACAAACCGGAGGCGCATCAATTTCTTGCGCCGCTCGATTATCTTGTTGTTGGGTCCAAGCTGGTTCTTGCCCATCTTCCTCGCCTTCCTCTATAGCCCCGGCCAAGTAATCTGCGCAGATCAGTTCCAAGGCCTGTCCGCGTGGGTTTTTTGTCAGCTCCTGGCTCCTGGTTAAATACTGCAATGCCCTATCTATCACGTGCAGCTGCTCGGGGAATAAAGCAAACCTTGTGACCACCGGAGCATTCTCGCCGGCCAGGTCATCGCAGCCTCGGTCTAACTTAGCCAAGTTCTGCATGGCGTTTAGCACAAGGTCATGGTCGCCGGCAGGACACTCAATCTTGATTTTAATTTCGCAGAAAGTGGCCTCGCTTTCCAGCATGGCCTGCTCCACGAAATCGTATAGTGACTTCGCCTTGTTTTTGTATATGACGGCTGATATAAAAACTGGCTCCGCTTTGCGCTCTTGTTGCGCCCGATCTTCTACAGCCTTATCAATATCCGCCGGCAGCTTGAGTAATGTTAAACTATCTTTGAGCTCTGCTTGTTCATATGGCAGAGCCGCCTCCAGGTCTTCCAGCGTCAACGTTTTATTCAAATCATGGATGAGGTTCGCCAGGCGGATAGGCACTGCCGCTCCCCGCATATAGTTTAACTGCAGGGTCTTGAGCTTTGCTTCTGTATCATCCATATCCGCGATAATGGCCGGCACTTCTGCATAGCCTAATTCCCGGAGAATGCTCCAGCGGTGAAAACCATCTACGATCTCCCACTCTTCAGGTCTGGTTGCTCTGACAATAATGGGCTGGATACACCCTTTTCGCTGGATATCAACCTTTAATTTAGCCATCGTCTTGGCGTCTACTTTGTTGGGGTTCCAACTATTTGCTTTTACCTTATCAATCGGCAACCTCGTTACTTTTATCTCGTGCTGCAGTGCATCCGCCATATGTTTATCACCTTTCAGCAAATATAAGGATTTCAGTGTCTCTGTTTTCGCTGTCTGGCTGATGGTTCCCATGCCGATATTTATAGTTCACGGGTATTTCTTTTGCCATCTTCCGGCGCTTTTTAACCATGTCTACAACTTTCCGTCTATCAGCTTTTGGTCCGCCATAACTGAAAACCCATATCTTTGCCCATTCGGCACGTTCCAGCATGTCTTCGATTAGACTAAATGCCTGGTTCTTATTAAACTCACTTACTGTCGGCTCTTTTATTTCGCCCGCCAATATCCAATCCAACACCTTGTACACTTTTTCGTAGGGGATAGATCCGTAATACGGCGGGTCAAAGTAAGCTATGTCTGCCCTGGTATGTTCCAGAAACTCCAGCACATCTGCTTGCGTAAAAACGTTTTCTTCGCCGTTGGAAAACACAGCTCGGTTACTTTTTTCTATTTCTTTCATGAACCTATCTATAGGCGACTTAAGAAAAATTCTTGCGCTGCGCATATGCCCTAAGGGGAGGTATGTGTTTTCCTTCGCCCGTAGCGTATCGTATGTCCACTGCACGCCAAAGTCCCCATGATGCCTGCTGCGCAATATAAAATTAATAAGAGCGAGGGTAAAGAGGTCTTTTTTGAGCCCCGACTCTTTTTGTCCTAAATTGCCTCGTATTGTATCAATCAGCAGGGCGTCATCTGGAGTAAAGAACTTATTCACCGGGTCTTTTTGGCATAGCGTAAAGTCATTTGGCTTTATAAGTTCCCCAACATCTTGTTTGTTTACCTTGACCCGGCCGTTTTCAATAAGACCCCTGCCGATGACCGCAGACCGCTCCGCCAGGTCGTTGCAGCGAACCCTATATCCCATCGCCTTTGCGTATAACGAAATGCTCCCGCCGCCAAGGAAAGCATCCGCAAGAGTCGGGCATTGCTGCGCCCCAGGCAAAAGACCGAATATGGTTTTGAGCAATGCTTGTTTCCCTCCGAAATAAGGAGGGAGTGCCTGCAGAAATTTCATTTATTTTGGTCTCCCCAGTATCAGGTATTCTTCATTTTTAGCCTTATGCTCTTCACTGGCGGCACCTGTCATGTGTTTGTACTTAATCCTTTTCGCCTGGACATCCCTGTGCTGACCGATGTTTTCTACCAGTTCATCAAAGCAGTTATTCGTCCCGCCTGCATTGCCCATTGAGATTATCCATACGGGGATGTGCCTGGCCGCCTGGAATACTTCTGCTAAAAAAATAATCCCATCTTTACGGGAAAACTCACTTTTTTCTATAGTTGTCTGCCGGGTAAGGATTTGGTCTAAAACGTTGTTTTCTTCCTCATAGGCCAGTGTTCCGGCATATGGAGGGTCAAAATATACCACATCTGCTTTGGTTTGGCGTAAAAACTCCCGCACATCCATCCTGAAAACCCTGTTTTCCTGAGCGTTGTCTATTATTCCGGTATTGATTGCCGCCGCCAGATCTTTCAGTATATCCGGTACTGGCCGCAGGGCCGCCTTGATACTGGCATGGTATGTCCTGTTTTTAATGCTTTCAATCTGCCGCTGTTCCATCGGGATGTTAAAAGCATTCGGGCTGGAGAATTTGGAGTAGGGGCGCAGGTAAAATACCATTTTAATCAGGAGAAGCAGGCTTAAGTGTTTTTTAGGCCCATCTTCCATGCCCCAAACAACGGCCATAGCATTATCCAGAAATACCGCATGTTTGCTTAAAAATACCTGTGGGGAGAACTTGTCCTGTATAAAGCGGTAGTTTGAGCTTTCCACAAATAGCCTGTTAATGTCCTCGCTTGCAATCTTTACACGGTTATTTTCTACCAGTCCCTTTCCCACGATGTATGACCGTTCTGCAATATCGTTGCCCATTACTTTGTAACCCAAGGCCTTAGCCATCACCGAAACTGATCCACCGCCCATAAAAGCGTCTGCAAAAACCGGAGCATCACTTGCCGGCGGAGCCAGCTTGAATATCTCTTTTACCAGCTTCCTTTTGCCACCGTAATAGGCAGGCAATGCATCGAAGAAACGTAAATTAGCCATAGTCTCACCCTTAAAAACCCGTCATAAATGCGTCATTTTCTTGGCTAAAATAAAAAACCCGCATCCCCAGCAACTAAAGCTTTCTTTTTTTGCCAAACAAAAACGCCGCTCTGAGCGACGTGTCCTTGCTAGCACAATAACACAGAAAGTACCTCAAAAAATCTCATTTTTTTCTCAACTTGCTTCAGCAGCATTAATCAGCCCCATCTCAATAGCCACCGCAAGTACGATATCCCGTCGCCACCGGTAGTAAGTGGCTAAGCTGACATTTAGCTTCTCGGCAACCCCATGGTTCGAATAGCGGCCATCCCAGTATTTTAACTGGATAAGTTTTTGCTTTTCTTCCGGCATCCGGCGGTAAACCCGCTCGATCGCCGTCAACGTTTCGGCCATCTTGTTGATCCGTTTGTTGGTAAGCAGCTGGACCGTCTTGTTTAAGGTAGGGTTAGTGATTTTATTAGTCAAAGGAGCGGTGTTGAAAAACAGGAGGTCCGGCCGATGGCCCTCTTCGATAATATCCAGCTTTAGATCTTCTAGCGCCTGCCTAGTCTGGCGGTAGTCGTACAGCTCTGCCTCGATGTACTCGAAAACTGCCCTTTTCAAATTGATCGCCTCCATATAACAAGGAAAGCCGACCCTGCCCTTGCGGGTGAGTCGGCGTCGCGTTTTTGCTTAGCCAAAATTACTAAAATTATTTAAATAGATATTGAGTTATTATCGTCGCTAAAATACCAGCTACGAATGACACAGCAATTTTTAACCACTCAAACCTTTTAATTTTTTCTTTTTCGCTTAACTCTCTTTGTTGACCTTTAATAAACATTTCCGACTGTGCAATAATTTCTTCTTTAACATTACCTATGTCGCTTAAAATTTCATCTATAATTATAAGGTATCCCTCCCAACCTGATCGAGATTGGGCTCTTTTTCTTAAGCTTTCATACTGACTATCGACAAACTGCTTAATTATGTTTTTAATTACATCCCATTCAGCTATGCCCGGTTTTTGTGTGTTTATGGTAGACAAAGCCTGTAAAGTTTCGGCTTGTAATGCTTTTAACCCTTCTTCTAAATAATTTTTTACGGCAATTCCACTATGATACATTCCACGTTCTACAGCATTATCTAGGGTTTTCGCAGATGCTTTAACAATTCTGTCTTCAACAGCTGACAAAATTGTTTGAATGTTATCTTTAATGTTATTCATGCTACCCCACCCTCTCCCTCTCATACCGGTCCACAAAAATGACCTTCCCGCCCTGGACTTTGATCACCACCTCCCCGAATTCAAGGCCTTCCAGCGCCTTGGCTACCTTATCAAGCACTTCGTTAATATTCTGCTTATTTTCACTATTTCTACTTACCAAGGCTCTTTCCCTCCCCGCTTGCACAACCAATTTCAATAGCGGCACTGAAAGCCCTTACTTCACTACCCGCAGCTCCAGCCAAGGGTACCTAGCCTCCCACAGCCTCTTTTTTAGCTTAAAATCTCGCGTTTCCACGCCCTTCACGTCCTCAACCCACACCTTCCCGTTCTGGCCGCAGACGAGAAAATCCGGCCGGTAGCGGATGCCCTTCTCCAGAAGGAAGCTCGGCTGCAGCATAAACCCCGCTATTTCCCCTGCTGCCTGCAAAAGCTTCAGTTCGCCATACCTGTGTGCTTCAGCCTTACTGTCGAAGATGTGCCCGTCAAGGTCGGTTTTAACGTTCTGGTACTTACTAGACATCAAACAATCTCCTCTTGTTTTTGGCTTGGCAGAGCCTGCGCTCCAGCGGCAGACCGTCCACTTGCCGGCCGTAGATTTCCACAATTTGCTGAATCCGCTCCAGCCGGTCTAGGTGTACAGGATGAACATTGATTGGCAGTGCACCCCGGCAAACAGAAAGTGTGGTCAGCAGGTCTTCCGTGCTGAAAATTATCATTTTACGCCCTCCTATGGCTCACATCATCTTCCAGCGCTCGTATCATCCGGCACATGTCCATCGCTACAAGATAACACGGGATACTCCTATGCCGCTGAAAAACCCACTGCTCATCAATAAACTCTGAGAACCCCTCCCACAACGCCCGCTTACCGCAGATAATGCCTTCCTGAGGCGTAATCTCCCGCCGTTGCAACGTCCGTTCTACCACCTGCCTTGAGTAGGAGCAACATGACCACGTCTTTTCCGCATCCACCCGCCCTTTAACAACAACCTTGTCGCCCAGCTTAAACTTCATCAAGCACTCCTCCTGTAGCTGGTCATGGCCTCGACTATTTCCTCCCGCCGCTTTTCCGCGCCCGGGCAAGTATGCACCGCAAACACCGGCTTGTCATCGCGGCAGTGCTTGCGCCACAAACCGTAATAGCCACGCATCCGCTGCGGATAGCAGCTGTCGCCGCACTTCTCCCGCCGTAGCTTATGGTGCCACTCCCAGTTTTGGCAGTCGTGGTTAAGCGACGTTTTACACAGGCTGCCGTCACAAGCTTTACACGCATCCAGATCCTGCAGTGCCTGGTCAAAGTCAGCGAAACGCTCTCGGATGACCTGCTCCGAAAAGCTGAATCTCTCGAATCCGGTCAGCACGTCGCGGTAGAGTGGCTTAAGATCCATCAGCCAGTCGCCTCCAGCTCAGGCTGTTCGCCACCGCCTCAATCTGCAAGCGCACCTTGTCCGGCAACAGCTCTTGGCCGTGCCGTTCCGCCTCGAATTGTTCGTAAATCCTGATAAACTGCCCCCGCTCGACGCTAAGGTTTTCGCTCAGGCACATCTTGGCAAAGCCAATGGCTCGCACCGCGCGAGCCGTCTCCGGTGATAAGCTCGCCATGCCTTCTGCCTGCGCATAGTACCCGTAACGGTCCAGAGCGCTGTTAACCTCTTCCCAGGCTTCGGCCGCGGATTTGCGCTGTGGGAACATGATCTTAACAGCTTCTTTGCGCACTTCGGCAATGGTTGGAGGGTGAATGCTGGAAAAGATGTGCTTTTTGACTGCTATCTGCGCAACGTCGTAGTCGAGATCGCCTAGCAACTCGTGCCAAACGTCGCCTTTAAGTTCGTCCACGCTAAAGCGAGTCGGGAATGCCGCTGCTATAACTGCCAGCAGTTTGCCGATTTCGGCCTTCTTCAAGCGCATCGTCCTCCTCGTACTTTTTTACCAAACGCAAAGCGGCCTCGACGTTTGGCGCGTATTTGCCCGTTGGCGTTTTTGAGCGTTCATCCTCATACCGTTGGACAACCCAGTTAAGGATTGTGCGGTAGTCGGACTTGTACGTTTTGCCGGTAGAGCCTTTGTAGTTGTCGAGTATCTCGATTATCCGCAGCGTTCCTGCTTCGCCGTATTTCGCCACGAGTGACGAGTGCTCGTCATTGGTCAGGCTGACAAATTCAGCAAAGGAGTGCTTTGGTGCCAACGGCTTTTTCTTCCCGGTGGTGCGTGTTTGCGCGGGTTCATCTCCCATTCCCATCCCATTCCCATCCCATTCCCTACCCATCCCATACCCAAACCCAGTAACACCACTTAGCGACATGCTTTCATCTATTTGGTTGCAAGCTTGCGGTGATTTGGTTGCAATGTTATCGCTGTCAGGGTGAACGTCTGCGGTAAAATCATCAGGCGGCATCGGCAGTTTCGACGGCTTTGGGTACCTGGGCGCTTGGTATCTCGACCAGTGGCGGAAGGCAAGGTAACTTGTCCCGTTTACTGTGTAATGAACTAGGTTCCGGCATGTTGACACAACTCGGTCGCGCATTTTCTCAACATCAGCTATTTTGATGTCATCATAAGGGAAGATTACGCTGCGCAAGTAAGCCGGATCGCCAAGTAGCCTGCCTTCATCATCAGCGTTTGAAAAACAACCGATGAAAAATAATCGTTCCACAGCCGCCAGTTTGCCAATCGTTGGGTCAATCCAGAAGTCCGGATGGATAAATCTTTGTCGTGGCATTTAAGCACCCCTCAAGCCCCGGTTAGGATAATCTTTCCAATTATCAGGCGGGCCGGATTCGAACCGGCTGTGCTACTTGTGCAACCATGTGCTTGCTAGCCGGCAAGGCGTTCTCCTGACAGCCCCAGGAGTCAGACATCCTGGCACATGGTATCTGGCTGTTCCCGCCATGCCGCCCCCTACCTCTACCACAGTTCCATCTTGCCTTCCGTCTTCCGCCTAGCGTGGCTTGACCCTTTCACCGCCGCGCCAAGGCCCGCTGTGGCCAACAGACTCCGTTTCAGTGCCTCATATGTGCCGTACCCGCCTTTCGCCAGCCTTAGGCTAAACGCATCAATTACCGGCAATCCCTCCGGCGTCACCATGCTCAAAATCCCCGGCACGTTCTCCATGATGAAACTTTTGGGCTGTATCTCCAAAATTTTGTCCGCGAACTCAAACACCAGGCTGTTGCGCGGGTCCATGATATCGCGCTTGCCGGACATGCTGAACCCTTGGCAGGGCGGGCCGCCGACAATACAGTCTATCTCGCCTGGCTTGACGCCCAGCTTCTCCATGATAAAAGCGCCGGAGAATTTGCGTATGTCGCCGTAGAAGTAATTAGACGTTCCCGGAATATCAGGATAATCTTTTATCCAGCCGCTGCCGCTGTAGAACGGCAGGCCGTCAACACTATGTTTAGCCTGGAATTTCTTCATCTTTTTCTCCAGATATTTTGCAAACTTATCCTTGTCCTCCGGCTCGGCGAAGTGAATCTGCACCGGGTAAGCGCCGAGGTTGACCAGGTATGTAACCATGCAATGAATATCAAAATCTAGAGCGGCAACAACCTCAAAGCCGGCTTGCTTCATGCCTAAGGAAAACCCGCCTGCACCGGCAAAGAGATCAATGCAAGTTGGCCGCCGCTTGGCCAGACGCTCCGGCACAAAAAAGCCGCGCCGGTTAAGGCTGTAGTCCTGGTACAAGAAATTAGGTGCCTGCATCGTGGTCACGCTCCCAACCGTATAAACGCAATAAATTCTTCCTGGACGTCCGGCGGATAGCCGTTGCAGTACGGGCAACCCTTCATCCGCCGGAATTCGCTGTGTTTATTTGATATCCACCAGGAATACTCGTGAAACATAACTTCATTGCCGTCTTTAATGTCGTTAACGTCGATGTAGGCCTGGAAATACCGTTGATATTGCTTGCCTCTATCAACGATCATCCGTTTCACACCCCTCACGCATCGACTTATGAAATGCCCGCAACACCGCTTCTATGTCGGCTTCCATTTCCTTTTCGAATAAATGTTGAATAAGCAAGGTTGCCCCGTCCAGCCATTTCTGACGGTCCTCAGATAGTGGATATTTGATATCCTCTTGCAAAATCAGCAAACTTGTATGTGCCTCTTTTAAGACTTTAATGAAATCTTCCCTTTGTTGCTCATCGGTCATTTTCATCCCTCCACCCCTCACTTTTTGTCTCTGGCAGGCCCCCGCCCACTGCCTGCGGCCCCGGAATTACGCTGGTATTACGGCCGCCTTGCGCCAACCAGCTACCGGCTTTCTGCAACCCCTCGCGGCAGAGATAATTAAGATGATACAGAAGTCTTAAAAATTGTCACCTGCGGATCATCTTTGACTGGCGGGAAATCCTGCAACCCCAACTGATATGGACTGATTGTTACCGTGATGGACATGCCTGGCCCAAAGCGCCTAAGCATTAAGAAATTTTCATCGGTAATATCGACATCTTCCAGGATTACCCGCAGAGATTGCTCATCTTCGCCATTTTCAGACTTTGTAACTTTATTGACCACTTCAACCTTTTTGATATAAGCGACAAAACTGGCTTGCCTCATCGACTTGTCCTCCTTTTTGGGTCATGGTTTAGCCTCTTTTCTGTTAACGCACTCCGGACACACGTCCAGGCCTTCCCCTGCCCAGATTCGGCTTTTCCAATCATTGCTCAGTTTATAGCCCATCGCATCCCAATAGCTGTCAAACTTCTCGCCGGCTGGTTTCTCGCACAGGTCACAGACTAATGTCCATTTTTTGGCGCTGTTTTCGTAGAGCATTTTATCCCTCTCTCTCTTTCCCGTGGGGAGAGGGGGCAGCTTTCCCAATGTAATTGTCAAGCTGCCCCTATTTTGAGCCGTATTATGCGACTACCGCCACCTTTGACCCTTCTGGAGTTTTTATGACCAGTATCTGCTGCGGAAAGGCCTCCTTGAGTTCGTCTATGTGGGTTACAACAATCACCAACTTGAAGTCCTCGGCAATGATGTTAATTGACTCCACAAACTTCCCTCGCCCTTCTTGATCCAGACACGACGCCCCCTCGTCGATCATGAGAACCTCGATCTTCGCCCCCGCCCGCTTGGCCAGAAACTTACTGATTGCCAGCCGGATGCTTAAGTTAACCTCAAACCGTTCCGCCCCGCTCCACCCTTCGTATGGCCTCTCCCCCAGCTCATCGGAGACGACAATATCCAGTGTCTCGCTGACGTTCCCTGTGGTCTTTGCTTCGCGCTGCGTCTCAAAGCGTACCTCCATGCGGCCGCCGGTTAATCGCGATAACAGGTCATTGGCCAAGCTCTCCACCTCAGGCAAAGCGTTCTCAATGATCAGCGCCGGAATACCCGCTCTGCCGAAGGCTCTCGTCAGCATCACGTAATAATGTTCCTCCTGGACCAAGACTTCGAACTCTGTCTCCAGTGCAGCCTTCAAATGTTTCTTGGTATCCAGGTCCTTGAGCCGGGCCTGCACGGTGCCCAGCTTAATCCCGGTATCCTGCTCTTGTTCTTTGGCTTCTTTAAGCTGCTGGCGGGCGTCGAACAGTGCGGATTCCGCTACTCGCAGTTCTGCCGCACCCTGGTCCACGACAGCCAGGTCAGCATTCACTTTGTCCAGTTCCTGCAGCAATTCCGCTTTACGGGTTTCCAGCTGATCCGTCTGAAACCGCATCTCTTTCATAGCCTCTTCTGCCTGGTTTAGCTCCGGCAGCACTTTCGCCCATTGCTCAAGTTTTTTTGCCCGGTCTTCGATTGCGGGAAGGGATGCCACTTCGCTGTCTAGCTCCCGGATTTTTTGCTGTGCCGTCCGCAGTTTGCCAGCAAGCTCAGCTTTTCGCTCTTCTGCATCCCGCTGTTGCTCCTGCAGGCTTTGAAGCATCTCTGCCCTGGATGCCAACTGCCCGGCCCGCTCTGCCTTGGGCCGTAGCTCCGCGATGTAATCTTTCAGCCGCTGCCGCCCTTGAGGATCATAGCCCAGTGCGTCCCGCTTGTCCTCAAGGTCACGCCAGACTTGCTCTAGCTGCGCGTCTGGAACCAGCGCTTCTTGCTCAATATGGACCTGTGGGATGCGGGCTTTGGCGGCCTGGGCATCAGCCAAGAATTTGCAAGTTGCCCGCTCCGAGTCAATGCACCCGCTGTTCTCCAGCATGGCAACCTTGGCCTCTAGGTCGACCAGCTCCTTGCCCAGTGCCTTGATGCAGGCCGCAAGTTCTGCCTCAGCCCGTCCCCATGCCGCGTGTGCTTCCTTGGCCTGAGTGTCCAAAGCCTGCCACTTTTCCGCCAGGACATCTAACCCGTCCAGTTCAGTAATGGCCTTTTGGTACTCACCAGCCGCCTGCTCCAGCGCAGCCTTGTCCGCCAGAGCCGCCTTTGCAGCTGCTACTTGTGTCAAAAGTTTGCCAATGCCAGCTTCAACCCGACTTTGCTCTGCTTCAAGCCGGGCCCCCTCCGCCTTTGCCTCGGTCAGCATCGGCTGCTTAACTTTAAGCGCAGTAATCTGCTGTTTTACATTCTCCAGCTCTGCCGCTTTGGCTCGGATTTCATCGCCCCGCTCGACGATTTGTTGTAAGCGACCCCGCTTCTGACCTATTGCAATCAGCTGGTTTTCTGTGTTGTTAAGGTCGCCGTTGATTTGCACTTGCCGCCTCTTCAAATCTTCACCGCGGGCCGCTCTGACGCGCAAGCCGGAGACAACATTTTCCTGATTTTCCAGGCTCGCTTCCAGTTGAGCAAGTCTCTTGCGCAACGCCTTTTGCTCGCCTTCCAGGTCCAGCTCCTGCTGCTTTAGTTCCCCGTAATTCGATAAATCGGTTTCAATATTATCAATAGCCGCCCGCTTTATCGCAGCCTCATCCCGGTATCTACGGGCCTTGGCCTTCGCCGCTTCCTGGAGCCTGTCGTAAACATCCAAACCTAGGATCTGACCGAAT